AGACGGCATTACATACTACTACGACGAAGACCTCGACGAGTGGGTTGAAGTAGAAGAAGAAGAAGAAGACGAAGATCAGGAATAAAGCAACTGGCTTATATCTGACAAGATTTCCTGAATACTGGCTATTGTTTGTGTTTCAGAAACATCGTGTTTAGTATGTGAGCGCATTGCTTGGTTGATGTCTAACAAGGCTGTCCACACATCATGTGCGTGGATGGCCTGTTTTGCTTCTATAACGTCATCAAATTCAATGTGTATTTTCATTTCTCCTCCGACAACATAAAGATTGCTACAAAGGTAGCGATGGTGGCTATCGCTCCGAACATAATTAAGAACACCACCCAAAGAACTGTTTCTAACATATAGCCCTCCATTCTCTTTCTGATCTACCAGAATTGGACTTAGCGGTTTTTCCAGTTAGTTCGATCATGCCCATCTTTTGCAGTTCAGGCAATCGCCTCCAGACCTGATCGTTACGCAGGCCAGAATACTTTGCTATGCCATCTTTTCCTAGGGGGCCATATCGTTTTAGGCAGGCATGGACAACCTCCATATGCCCCTTTGCTACATCAGCAACGCTTTCTGCTGCCATATGACTTGTTAATGGATCAAGGACTCGCGCCCTAAAAAAATCAAATAGTTTCATTTCTTTACCACTCTCCGAAATATTCTGTCTGGGCGTGTCCAAAAGGCTTGATGACATTTGTTTTCCTCTTTCATGCGTGTTTTATAACCAAATTTATCGGTGCAATCCTCACAGATAGAACAAGTTTCCTTGACCAATCGTGCGAGGGCTAACCATTCCATAAATTGCTTTCTAGAGTGAAAGCATAAAGGTTTGAGTTCTTCGTCCATCATCAGAAGGGTACGTCATCATCCATGTCTTGCACAGTTTTAACGGGCGTGTTTTGTTTGGCAGCTTTAGCCTTTTCCATCACCACGGAGTTAAATTTCTCGTTGGCATAGATGTAGTTAAACCATTTGCCATCGTCCATCTTCTTAGATGGGTACTTAACAAATTCACCCTTACTGCCTGACATGATGCTACAACTCTTGATAGTGATAAACGGGTCTACGCCTGCTTTAGATGCCAAGATTAAGTTGAAAGAGGGGTACTTACCGTCTTTCCATTCGACTGAAATTTCCATGATTAGCCTTTCTGTTTTTTAATTGCGGATCTGGTTGGTGCTGTTAGCAATCCCCAGAGCCATATTTTTTGATCACTATCTAGCATTGCTTCGTCGAGCATTTCAGATGCTTCTTTTGCTTTGCCTTCTTTGACCAGATCCTCGCAAGATGCTGCCATCTCACGAAGGAACTCTTCGTCCTCCTCGTTAACCGTTGGGTTACCTTTGGGAGTAATTATTGGTGCATCGCCTTTGCGACCTACTGTAGCGTCTAGCGCATCATGTTCAACGATCTCAAGCGCTGCAACCCACAAATACCTGCGGAGGTATGTTTGTACTGCGCCAAGGTTTTGCACCTCGTGACAGCCCTTTAAAGCAGCCGTAGACATAGGTGAAGACAATGCAATCACTTCTTCTGGCTTTTCAGTATTGAAAATGTCCATTGTTGCTATCTCAGGTCCAAAGCTGATTACAGATGTAAGACCAACTTCACGGAAGATAGCAAGGGCTGGGATGATGAAGTCACCCAGTTCAAAGTAATAGTAGTTAGCAAATTTGTTATGCCCAGACTTTTTAAGTTTGGATGCGTGGAACATCTCACGCGCTACATTTAACTTTTCATATACATTCATTACTCTGCTCCAAATACTAGTTCTAACTCTTCGCTGATGATGGCTTGTTGGTCTTCAGGATATAAATCCCTAAACTCAACAAAGTGATTTTCTTGGCAACAACCAATCTTTCCTTCTTGTGGTTGGCAGCAATAACAACAATATGTCTGGCTAGATTGCATAAACTCCTGCTTGTACTGCTCAAACAAACTCTTTACTTTCATATCATTTTCTCCAATGCTTGTATTACTCGGTCGCGCAACATATCTATGATGTTTTGTCCATCAAGGGTTTGCACTTCGTCAATGCTATACATGTCTTCATATAGCCTATGGTAGACAATAAGAAGCTTGATGTCTTCCCACTGTACGTGTTTAACAAATTGTGATGTTTTCATATTCCAAGTGCTAAAGTCTTTTGTCCATGCAATGCTATGGGCCATATGTAATCCACAACTTGTGTTCTAGTTCTTTTATTTCTTCTTCTATGTAGTTCAACTGGTCATCATCTAAAGTGTTGGTAATGTCCAAACCTTTTCTGCTGCCATCTTCGTCACCACGATACAGAACCCTGAACTCATATGATTCTGGTTCGCCCCAATTAGGGTCGCCAGCACAATAGTCATACTGCACATCACAAACACCTAAGTCGCCTAGGTCAACTTCAATCCAATCATTCATGATCAATCTCCAGTTCAATGTTTTCTATTGCCATACGAGCATAAACAATTAATGGCGCTCCAACTTCTGCAAGTCTGTCAGCATGTTGACGATAGACTTTATAAAAACTAGATGATGTACCCATACTTTCTATGGCATATGGCATCATTGCATGGCTAAACTCGCGCATTGCTTGGTGAGCCTCAATCAAATCCTTTGCTTTAATTTTCATTACTCTACCTCTGCGAACGGATCGCCAAATGTTGATAGTGTTCCAGTATTAGTATTGAAGTAACCACCTGCGGTTTCCTGAATAAGATTACCTTCTGTAGAAATCCATGCGTTACCGCACTTGCTAAATACTTTGCCATCCTGATCTATCTTTACATTACCAATGGTGGTATATGCTTTGCCAGAAAATACATTAAATTCAATCATAATAATTCTCCATTTCTTCTACCCTTGCTCTTAACTCTTCTACCTGACCTTCTAACTTTTCTATGTACAGCACTACTTGCGATACTTTCTCAAAATCTAGTTTTAGTTCTTGGTTAACCAGCTTGACTGCAAACTCTTGACCACTTGTATAACCTTCTTGCCACGCTGTTAAATAGTCCATCTTTGCCTTTCTAAGCCACCTATTTCTGATGACTTGGGTAGACTTTACATCAACTTTGCGACATCACCTAAACATTTATTTCTATCAGTTTGTCAGAAACGATAGGCAGTTTCTATTGCATGGTGTTGTAGTATGCGCTATTATCGCACCGTTAACAATAACAAAGGAAAGCAATGAAAGTTACCGATTTACCTAAAAACGTCACTTTGTATGAACTAGCAAAGGTGCTTGGTATAACAGCGCCAGCAGCTTACAAATACAAGAAAACAAACAAGATCCCTGACCTGCGCGTCTATCAGTTAAAAGAGAAAAAGCCAGAGTGGTTTAAGGAAGAAACATGCACACAGTAAACATAATGTTGACAGACAAGGAAGACGGCACTCTGGGTGTCCAGATCATTGCTGAGCCTACAGAGGGTTACAGCGTTAGCAACCATGCAGCCAATCTATTCCTAGAGATGTTGCAAGACTTGCAAAAGCCACAAATCGTCATTAATCCTGATCAGTGATATAGTAGTTTGAAACACGGCTAGGTGTGGATTGATCCCCGTACCGAAAAGAGTTAACCCTTCTCCTGCCGACTGTTTCTTCCAAAGGGTGTTTAAAAAGCGGAAAACATGCATTACTACCAATTCAATATCGGGGACTATGCTTCCCACACAAGGCATTTAAACGTTATAGAAGATTGCGCCTACCGCAGGTTATTGGACTTCTACTATCTCCATGAAAAGCCAATAAAGCAACATGACATTGCTCGGCAGATCAATATGAGAGAGTATGAGCAAGAGGTCTTATCCGTCTTAAATGAGTTCTTTTTGTCATCAGAAGATGGCTTTGTTAGTCCACGGGCAAACAAGGAAATAGAGCATTTTCACTCGAAGATTACTCAAGCTTCCAAGGCTGGTAAAGCGTCTGCTGAACGCAGGTTCAACGTCCGTTCAACGCCCGTTCAACCAACCAATAACCAAGAACCATTAACCAATAACCATATTGTTAAGCAGAACAGAGGCTCGCGCCTCCAAGCAGATTTTTGTTTAACAGATGATTGGAAAGAATTCTGTCGCGCAGAACGGTCAGACCTTGATCCACAAAAGGTGTTTGACGGATTCAAAGATTACTGGATAGCCAAACCTGGTCAACAGGGTGTAAAACTAGATTGGTTAGCCACTTGGCGTAACTGGGTGCGAAATCAAAAGCAAGGATTGGTTAACAAGGCAGATCAAGTGTTCACCACCGTGCCAAGCAGATTTGAGAGAGACCCTGCTTTGGTTGCTGTCGAACAAAAACTTAAAGAAGGTGTGCCTATGCCACCAGAGATTAAAGCTGCATTAGAGAGGTTACGCAAATGAAGTACCTTTCGGTCTGCTCTGGCATCGAAGCAGCTACTGTGGCCTGGCATTCACTAGGCTGGCAACCGGTTGGGTTTGCAGAAATAGAGAAATTCCCATCGCAAGTCTTAGCGCATCACTATCCAAACGTCACCAACTTTGGCGACATGACAAAATTTAAGGAGTGGAATCTTGAGTCAATTGAACTTTTGGCAGGTGGAACACCTTGCCAGTCTTTTTCCGTTGCCGGCCTGCGTAGAGGGCTCGAAGACCCAAGAGGCAACCTTGCCCTTACCTATTGTGGAATTCTTGACAAGTTTAGACCCAAGTGGTTTGTATGGGAAAACGTGCCAGGTGTCCTCAGTTCAAACGGAGGAAGGGATTTTGGTTCCTTTCTTGGGGCGTTGGGGGAACTCGGGTATGGGTGGTCCTATCGGGTGCTTGACGCTCAACACTTCGGAGTCGCCCAAAGACGTAAAAGAGTGTTTGTTGTTGGATGTCTTGGACACTGGAAAGCAAGCGCCAAAGTATTATTTGAGCCCGAAAGCCTCAGAGGGAATACTTCGCAGGGCAGAGAAAAAAGGCAAGAAACTGCCAGTGATACTCCACAAAGCATTGTCTATGAGATGCACCCTGCCGACAGCAGAGTCAAATTAATGGGTGATGTGTGCCAAACCGTAACTTCGCGTTGGGGCACTGGTGGTGGTAACGTCCCGCTTGTGCAGGCATTTAGGAAAAGCAGAAGAGCCCAAACGGTTGACGACTATGAAACTTGGGTAGATGATGGCAAAGCAAATACACTAAACACTTTTGATGTGGGAGATGTTCGCACTACTCACTTGGTTGCTGAATTTGACGATGTAAGGCGTTTGCTGCCAGTCGAAGTTGAAAGGTTGCAGGGCTTTCCTGATGGCTATACAGATATAGCGGGTGCGACAGATTTAGCAAGATACAAAGCATTGGGTAACTCGATGGCAGTTCCCGTTATGGCATGGATTGGTAAAAGGATTAAAGAGTATGAACAAACAGCAAGCACATGATTTACTTGAAGCTAGAAAACGAGGACTCGCAGTCTTACCGTCAGCGATTG